TCAACCTATGCCTCCCCAAAAACGACCAGTACGATCCCTACAGGCCCATGCGAGGGCCAAACTAGTCAGGATTGATGGGGATATGACCCGAAAGAAAAAACCTCTTATGGGGGCTACCAAGCCTCGCCTCCACTCGCCACTACTCAAAGGCAAATCTCGGGGTATTGAGATCGCTCAGCTGGCAGACTCTATAGAGATGCCGCTTTTACCTTGGCAAAAATTTGTCATAGACGATATGTGTATGGTGGATAAAGATAATATGTTTATCCGCAAAACAAACCTAATTTTAGTAGCCCGGCAACAGGGTAAAACTCACCTTGCCCGGATGATGATGCTGGGGCATATGTTTTTATTTGATAGCCCTAACGTGCTAATGATGAGCTCTAATAGATCGATGGCTTTAGATACCTTTAGGCAGATTTGCTCGGCTATCGAGAGCAACGATTGGATGAGTAAACAGGTTAAACAGATCCGGTATGCCAACGGCACCGAGTCCATAGAATTAAAAAATGGAAATAGGCTCGATGTGGTCGCGGCAACTAGAGACGGAAGCCGCGGCAGGTCGGCCTCATATTTATACGTGGATGAAATCCGTGAAATCTCGGAGGAGGGTTTTAGAGCTGCAACCCCTACGACTAGAGCTAAACCAAATGCTCAAACCCTACTCACGAGTAACGCCGGGGACTCGTTTAGTACCGTGCTTAATGATCTACGCGAAAGAGCTATGAGTTTCCCGCCTAAATCATTTGGCTTTTATGAATACTCAGCGCCTCAATTTGCCAAGATAACAGATCGTAATGCGTGGGCTATGGCTAACCCGGCGCTTGGATATACGGTGTCGGAGTCATCGCTTGAGGAAGCGGTGGCTACTCAGCCAATTGAGACTACAAAAACCGAGTTACTTTGCCAATGGATCTCCAGCACGAGCAGCCCTTGGCCGCATATGGCGGTCGAGGATGCCAGCGATAAAGATCTAAAATTGTCGGTCGGCCCTCTTACCGTTTTTGCTTTTGACGTTAGTCCCAGCCGTAGAGACGGCTCGTTATGTATGGGCCAAGTCCTCGAGGATGGCCGTATTGGTGTGGCCGTATTAGAGATATTTCACTCGGACGTATCTATCGATGAGTTATTTGTAGCTAATGCGATCGCTAAATGGGCCAAAATTTATTATCCTCGACAAGTGGCCTACGACAAATACACAACCGCCTCTATCGCTAAACGCCTTGAGTCCAACGGTATACAGATCACCGACATATCAGGCCAAAAGGGGTATCAGGCATCCGGCGATTTATACGAGGCGCTAGCCAATAAGAGGCTTGTCCACTCCGGGCAGGATCAGCTTGTTAGCCATATGGCTAATTGTGCAGCTAAGGAGTCAGACTCATCGTGGCGCATCATCCGGAGAAAATCAGCCGGGCCGGTAGACATAGCTATAAATTTAAGTTTTATCGTCCACATCCTGAGTCAGCCCATGGGTGAGGCTAAAGTTTACGTATAGAGACACGCCACGTAATACCTGATTTTATCCTTGACAATTTGAGAAAATCCCTCTCATGGGAATACTCCAAACTCTAGGGTTTAAGTCAGCTGAAAAGCCGACTATCGAGGCTCAATATGCACCCGCCGTAATGAGCACACAATACGGCTACGGATCATTTAATACCGGCTCTACTTATGGATATAACACGAGCGGTATAGATCGCAATTTTGCTTTACAGGTAGCAAGTGTTAGCCGCTGCCGTAATTTAATCGCTGGAGTTATTTCCGGTATTGATCTAGCACTTTATAAAAAATCAACAGGCGAAAAATTAGGATCTCCAATTTGGTTAGAGCAACCGGATCTACGCCAACCGCGCAGCGTTACTATCGCGGCAACTGTTGATAGTTTAATTTTTTACGGATGCGCTTATTGGCGCGTAACCTCTTTGTATGCAGACGATGGCCGTCCCTCAGGCTTTGAGTGGGTAGCAAATAATCGCGTTACTTACACTACAAATAAATTTGGTACAGAGATCGAGGATTATTTTGTCGATGGTATTAAAGTACCAATGGGCGGTATCGGATCTCTTGTTACTTTCCAAGGCCTAACACCTGGGGTATTAGATACCGCAGGAGTAACTATTAAAGCGGCTTTTGATATACAAAGAGCTGCCGCTGTTAGCGCTGCTACACCAATGGCAACTACAGTATTAAAAAATAACGGCGCTGATCTACCGGAGTCTCAAGTGCAAGGCTTACTAGCCTCATGGAAAGCAAGTAGAGCCTCACGATCAACGGCGTATTTAACTAGCACTCTTAGCGTAGAAAATATCGGATTTAGTCCTAAAGATATGATGTATAACGAGGCATCTCAATACTTAGCTACTGAGATCGCTCGCGCTATGAACGTACCCGCCTATTATATTTCTGCCGATATGAATAACAGCATGACATACCAAAATATTTTAGACGGCCGTAAAGAATTTATGGCGTACTCACTACAGCCATATATTTGTGCAATCGAGGATCGTCTCTCAATGAACGATATTACTAACTCACAAAATCAGGTACGTTTTGCGGTCGATGACTCGTTTTTGCGTGCCGATGCTAGAGAGCGTTTAGATATTATCGAAAAAATGTTAAACCTAGATTTAATTGACGTTAATCAAGCTAGACAAATGGAGCAACTAACACCGCTAGGAGATGCAAGTGCTACTAACGTTTAATCAAGAGATACAGGCAGCCGACACAGAGCGCCGGATCGTATCGGGGCTAATAGCTCCATATGGTGAGGTCGGTTATACCTCCGCTGGCGCTGTTGTATTTGAGCGAGGATCTATCACTATCCCGGATGCAACTAAAATAAAATTACTATCTCAACACCAACAGGATAAGCCAGTAGGTCGCGCGATCTCATTTAGCGACTCTACCGAGGGCGTATATGGATCCTTTAAGTTATCGAGCAGCACTCGAGGACAAGATGCGCTCGTATTAGCTCAGGAAAACCTAGTAAGCGGCTTATCCGTAGGGGTCGATGTTACGGCCTCTAAGCCAATGGGCGATTACCTGTTGGTAACGGCTGCCGTCCTGAAAGAGGTATCGCTCGTAGAGAGCGCTGCCTTTAGTAGCGCATCCGTAACTGATATTGCAGCGGCTCGAGCAGCACTCGAAGCAGCTACAAGCACAAGCACAAAAACCACAACGATAAATACGACAATCGTAGAGATCGAAACAGAAACCGAAAGCGAGGAAGCTGTGACTACAGCCCCAGAAAATACACCGGAGGAGACTCCGGTAGATACACCGGTCGAGGCTGAAAAGGTCGAGGCCGCTCGTAAAATCATCCGTCCATCCGTACTAGACTCTCAGCGAGTCCGTACACCTATTGTCTCAATGGGTGCTTACACAGAGCACAAGATCAAGGCCGCACTCGGCAACGAGGACTCAAAGCTATACGTCACAGCTGCCGATGACTCTTTCGCTACAAACCCTGCATTTTCACCAACTCAATACCTATCGGAATTCCCAACAAATACACGTTTTGGTACACCTGCTATCGATGCCTGCTCACGCGGTACTTTGCCGGCTAATGGTATGACGATCAACGTGCCGTCACTCGTGACCTCAGCCGGAGGCGGTACAGGCGTAGCACCTGTAGTAACTGTTGAGCTTGAAGCTGGAGCGGTACAAAATACTGGGATGGAAACGGCTTACCTAACAGGTACCGTATCTAAGTACGCAGGCATGAATACGATCAGCGTAGAATTACTAGAGCGCTCAGATCCTAATTTCTATGCAGAGCTAACAAATCAGCTCCAAAATGCTTACCTTAAGACACTTGATACAACAGTATTAAATGCTCTTATCGCTGCTGGCCAATACAGCTCAGGATGCGATGCAGACTCAGCCGGTATTATTGAATTTGCTAGTGATGCAGCTCGTAAGGTCTACGAAGCTACCGGTTATTTTGCTAATAACTACGTGGCCAATGGATCACAATGGCAGCTACTAATGGGCGCTACAGATACAACCGGACGTCCAATCTACTCAGCATCTCAGCCGATGAACGCAGGCGGTCTAACACAACCCGGCTCAATCCGCGGTAACGTGCTAGGTCTTGATCTGTATGTTGATAAAAACTTTACAGCTACTACAACTATCGATGACTCAGCTGTGATCCTTGCACCTGAGGCGTTTACCGTTTATCAGAGCCCAACAGCTTATATGAGCGTAAACGTTGTATCTAACCTACAGGTACAGGTCGCTATCTATGGCTACATGGCAACAATCGCCAAAATGCCTAAGGGTATCGTTAAGTTTAACCTCAACTAATAACAACTAATAGTCGGTAGCCCTCTTAGCCCTTTGAGGGCTACCGGCCCTAGTAAGTAAAGGAGTAAATAAGTGCCAGCGACATACGTAACCGAAGCCGAGCTAAGAGCTAACCTCGGTATCGAAAATCTATATTCGTCCGATATTGTCGAGACATGTTGCCAAGCTGCACAAGATTTACTCAACCAATTTTTATGGTTTGACTCAGCTCCAGTAGTAGGCACA